ACAATATCTTCGGCTTCTCTAAAAATTCCATACCAACTACACAAAGAATGAAATGAGCCTAAGTCAACTCTAGTAATTAATCCTACTTTGCCGTACTCGGTAAAAATCTCAGTCCATAACTTTTGCCCCCATTCGTTTAAATCTTCTGGAGCCTCTAAGCCAATTTCCATTGATGGCTTCAAATCTGCACTTTTATCTCGGTCTTTCCGATAAGTGCCTTGCATCTTCTTTAATTCTGTTGGTTTTGTTGTGTTCATGTGTGTGCGTGCGTAATATATAAAGTTTTAGTTTAAATCAAATATCGTAACTAACTCAAAATCTGTCAAATGCCAATATGTACATTTAATTAATCCAGTGGTTAGCAGGGGGTGTACAATAAAGTAGACACCCCCCTATGGGCTTTTGTCCAGTATACTAGACACTTTTATACTTAACTATCTGTTTTTTATGTGGTTGCGTTTACTAGTTTCTTTGCCTGTTTTAATAGCATGGCATTGTTTACATAAGGTTTGCAGGTTTGCGAGATCCAAAGCAGCTCCGCCCTCGCTTATTGGTTTGATGTGGTCAATTGTATGGTATGGAATTATGAGATCCAACTTTTCGCAGCTCTCGCAAATGGGATTCAATAACCTTTTATAATTCCGTAATTTTAACCAGGCAGCACACGAATAAAAATTACCTGCTGTTCCATTACTATACTGTGATCCTGTTTTATTTACTTTATTACTTACTGGTTTGATTGGCATATTAATTTTATTGTATTGATTAGTAGTAAGATACAAAATACTTCTTGATAGTTAAATAACTATTTATATATATTTGTGCCATAATTAACAATAAACAAAAATAACTATTATTATGAAAAACACAGCACTACAAACCAGATCAAACTTTAAAAACAAATTACTATCTCACGGATCTACTAACAGCAAAACAGCTAAAAATCAGCATATAGTAGAATCTTATATACTTTATTTGTCACCTTATAAACAGAATTCATTTGGTAAAAATGTATGCGGAAATGCCTCGGCAGGCTGTGCAGCTGCTTGTCTTAATACTGCGGGGATGGGTAAATTTAGCAATGTACAGGCAGCAAGGCAACGCAAAACAGATTTGTTTTTTAGTGATCCCATCGGATTTTTAACTCAATTATATAAGGAGCTTTACTTAATTAATGCCGAGGCAATGCTTGAAAATAAAGCAATTGCAATACGTTTAAACGGCACATCAGATTTAGACTTTATCGAATTGATTAACATTAAACTTAATAAGGATATATTAACAGATTTTGCAAACCTTAAATTTTATGACTATACAAAAAATTATAAAAGAGCTGTAAAGTATTTAGATACTGACTACAGCCTGACATTTAGCAGATCAGAAATAAATGAGCATGAATGTAAAAAGTTTTTAGAGCTGGGGGGGAATGTTGCAGCAGTATTTAGTCAGTTACCAGCTACTTATTTAAACTATACAGTTATAAATGGGGATGAATCTGACTTAAGATATTTAGATCCTGCCAATGTCATAGTGGGCTTATCTGCTAAAGGCAAAGCTAAAAAAGAGACATCTAATTTTGTGATCAATATTAAAAGCTTGTAAATATGTCAAAGTATCAAATATTTTCACCTGATGGAATCACTATAGAAACCACAGCAAACTATAAAAGCAAAAAACAAGCTTTAAAAGCTTTGGAATCATTCAAAAACAAATATAGAAAACAAGGTTTTTATTCATCAGCCAAATATGGGAATATTCACCCGTCAGACATTCAAGACTTTTGCACATTTATAATTTTATAGACATGAAAACAAAATACGTTATATTGATCAGCTTATTTGCTATGCTTTGCGCTGTCAACTGGGGATTCTTAATTTTAGGCTTATCAATTTTATTCTTTTTAACATTTACCAAATAACTAATTATATGAAAAATAATATAAAATATAGGATATTAAACGCAAATAATACCTACTTAAATGCAGGCACAGGTTTAAATTCGTGGTTTGATTTAGAAACTGCTAAAAAATTAGTCAATTATTTAAAAGGTCAAAAAATAGTAGAACATGACGGAATTAATATTTTGTGGGAAATTTTATAATTAATACCTTTATGCCCTGCATTGTTTTAATACTTTGCAGGGATTTTTTTGCTTCCTTACTGGTTTAGATCAATTCAAACCAGCTTTTACCATGTTTTTTTATTAGTAGATCATTATCAGCCATGTTTGCCTGTTCATGCTTTGCTTCCTTTATTACTGTGTATCCTCCTAGATGATTAACATATAATGTATCGTCTATGTACATTTTCATTTTTTCCTGGTTTGCCCTATAGCACAAATCTATGTCCGCAAAGTAGCCTTTAAACGATAAATCAAAACCGCCCAGCTGTTTATACATTTTTACGTTTATTAATGGGGCTGCCATATCTACCCAATTGGATGATCTTATTGTATTGCCTATGGAATTAAAAACTTTGTGAGGGCTGTTAAACGCGGGCGTAATTATAAAAGCGTCGGTTGATATTGCATAGTGTAATAATACATTGTACATTTCAACGGTTGCGCCTGTGATATCTGAGTTTAACATCCAAACATATTGGGAGTTGGTAGACCTTAAAAAGCGGTCCCAATTCCCTACCCAAAATAGATTGGTTTCGTATCTTATTTGGCATTCTTTTATAGGTTTAGAGCTGCCCGCATCTATTAAAAAAATATCTGGTATCTGATCCTGTAATATAGGCACCAATTCGGGCGTATTGTATATTAGCGAAGCTATCATAATATATTGATTTTTAGTTAGTTATAGTTTTTTGTCTATTTTTTTGTACACCTAAGTGACCTATTTTTAGGACACTAAATAAAAAAAGTGTGTTTTGAGGGGTGTAGGGGTTTTTGAAAAAAAAAATTGACCCTCTATTTTTTGGAAATTCCCCGCCAAAATATTTTTTTTTATTTTTTTATTTTTTTCCCCAACCTCCCGACAAAAATAAAAATTAAATTAAATCTTTTCTAATAAATGCAGCATCACCCCAACCTTTGTATGGCTCTGCTATAAACTCTACCATTTGGTAGTCTGCTAATAGTTCTTGAATCTCAGTTAGCTTTCCGCAATCCTCATACAATTCATCAATATAAGCCTCAGTAATAATCACGTCAAAGTGGTTTGCGTATTGCCCTAATCCTTTTAAAGCCTTTAGTTCCATGCCTTGAATATCTAAAACAAGGTAGTTAAAGTTTTGACCACCCCCTAGGTTGTTTTTGATGACCTCCTCAAGCCTGACAATTTTTGTAGGAATTTTAGCCAGATTAAAATTTATGTTATTATACATTTCAATATGTTTAATAGGCTTTAATAGGCTTGTGCTTTCGTTATTGTTGCTTGCTTGGTAGACTACGCTTATTTCCTCGTTTTTATCGCCTATACCTACGTTTATAATTGTTTCCCCATTAGGAAAGTCTAGCTCAACAAATGGTTCAATCCAAATTCTATTTTCTATTCCGTGCGATAGGTATAGAGGTAGTTCTTGGCAAGTGTTAGCACCTACATGGACTATTCCAATTGGTTTTACTTGTTCTGCAAGTTTATTAAAGTTTACATTCATTACGCTATTGTTATTATTTGCCCATTATAAAGCTGACTATGCGGTCTTAATGCGTTATACCATACATTCACATCATTTACAAAAACAAAGTCATTTGGATAGCGTCTATGCAATTCGGCTATAAATTGTCCATCGTTTTCGTAATCGGCACTCCAAACCATGTCTTTAAGAAATGACCCATGCACGAATAATTGAGCAATGTCGCATCTAGCAGGTAGACAATTTTCTGCCTTTGCGTTTAATCTCTTAATTCCGTTTGTATGCCAGATTTGGTCAAACATATAAATCTTAGGTTCTTCGGCTAAATAAAATAAATCGGCAATAACTTCCATCGGAATAAGGTTGTCTATATCTAAAAAGTGAACATAAACATCTTGACCAGCATAGATTTCGGTATACTTTTGCCTTACGTTTCTTCCGCTAGGAGCTTCGCCTTGTTCGTGAATAACCTCAATAGGGAAATTTCCGTATTCAAACCATTCTCTTTGTATTGCCTCAAATTCCCAAATATGTGTTGGTACTACTATTTTTAATTCCATTTTTATAATGATTTAAACAAGTCAATTCGTTTATCGTTTGCTTGCTTTAGTGAATAATTTTCTTTTACATCAATTGTAGCCGCTTCGTGTGCTTCTTTGTGGTTTTTGTTGTTAACCTCGCTTAAATTCAATCCTTTGTTCTTAAACTCGCCCCATTGGTTTGAATAGCATACACCACCAGCCATAGTTGCTTCTAAGTAGGCAATGTTTGACTTACAAGCGTTAAATACATCCTCTGCTAAAGGTGTGACAATTCCTCTAGGCTTTTCTGCTCTTAAATTAGCAAAATAGTAAATTGGGTCTAGTGGCTTTACAAATGTAAACTTTTTTAGCTTTAACTTAGGTTCTAGGTTTACTGCATCATATCCCCATAATTGCATTGGTTCGGCTATTCCTTCCATTACTTCTCTGTATTGTCTAAGGTCTGAGCGATGAGTACTTGAACCTCTCCAAATTAATGCGCCATCTTCGTTATAAGTTTGGATAGGATATTTATTTAAATCAATCGCATTATTTACTACCTCGCATTTTACATCAAAAGCTGTTTCTATGTAGTCGGCTAATGCTTGTGTGCTTACAATTACCAAGTCACTTATCTTTAGCATATAAACCATTGTAGATAGCTTATCTTTATCGTAAAATCTTTTTATATCAAATGATAACGGAATCTCCCACAAGTTATCGTCTAGCTCATAAATAATCTTTAAGCCGCAATCTTTCATAAACTTGGCTATCTCAATTACGTTTCCAAATGCACGTTGAAAGAATGCTGCATCGTATTGTAAAGCATTGGCCCAAGTAAATCCACGCTTATTTTCTCCCAACATCATTTGTGCATCGTAGTAATCCGTAAAAGTAATGTCTGACCTTTTCATAATGTCTGGAAATACTCCCCAAGCTCGATAAAATGATGTTGCGTCTACTTGGTTTGGTGTTAGTGTAATTATTTTCATATTTTAAAATTGACTTGTTTGACCTTCTTTTAAATCGCCCCAATGTTGTGCTTTAAGCTCTAAATTGCCCCACCAAGTTTCGCCAAGTATTTGTCTAGCATCATCACCAAACAATGGGTCCTCGCTGCAAATATCTCCTCCTTTAATCGGTAAACCCCATCTAAATCTTAATCGCCAAAATACATCTTTGCCAATTGCCATAAATCCACAAGTAAAGTAATCGGCACATTGCCATTCGCCAAGTGTTACGTTTGGATAAAACATATAAGTTGCTGAACTATGCACTCCTCTGCCTAGCACAATTCCTGAACGTATTTTAAAGTCTACTTTACAATTGAATAACTTTTCTTTAGTGTTGGATGGAATCATTACATCTGAATCAACAAATAAAATCCAATCGAATCCACCTTGTTGAGCAAAATCTAGGCACATATTTCTTGCGATGCAAATAGGGGTTAATCTTGCGTGTTGGTCTTGGTCAAATTGCCTTTTAGCTTTGCCAGCACCTGTCCATTCCCATTCTTGTAAATAGGTTTGTCCGTAGTTTTGTAATGGCAATAATCCTTCATAATTAAGTAAGATATGCTCAAATCCAGCATTTTTAATGTGGTCTATACAATCTCTTAGACTGTACTTTTTGTAATCGCAGCAGATTACTGCTACTAAGATTTTTTTCTTCATTGTTAGTTGTGTTTAGCAAAAGTAATATTTATTTAAAAAATGCAATAATTATTTATCTGTTTAATAAATTTATCTAATAAAAAATGTAAGAACCTGCAACCTTACAAGCCTTTTTAAATAAGTTATAATCTATAAAATTATCTTCTTTACTTTCAAAATCGTATGCACTACTCCAAAAGTTACCATATTTATCTGCTATCAAATTAACAAATGGCACAACATTATTCATTGTGCTATTGGCAAACAAGTACGTTGTATTTACATTTGGTGTTGCAACTAATAATAAAAGCCAATACCTGCCCTTTGCAAATTCATTAAATGTATTGATATTTTCATCTACCTCAATAATACTTGGCTTTACTTCGCAATAAATTCCATACTCAGGCAAGTAGAAATCTGGCAAATACCATTCTCTGTTTTCTAATTCAAAACCTTCAAATTCATATAAATATTTAATTCCTAGTTGCTCAAAAAATACTGCCCATCTAGCTTCTAATCTTGACCTAAACTTAATGTTGTTGTAGGTTGTTGGTATTGTCTTTATCATTTAAAAAGGTATTGGTGTTTCAAATTGTGTTTGCTCGAATCTTTTATTTGGATATACAACCTCAATTCCATTTAAGGTATTTCTAATGTATGGCATCCTATCTATTTCTCCAACATAATACCTTCTACTTATTGGGTCGTAGTTAAGTTCTATTTGCCCTGTGTTACCCCAATGCTCAAACTTTACTTTTTGCACGTTTAAAAAGGTTTTATTTGTTTCAAAATCTCGGTAAACACTTAAACCTGAATCTGCCTTGTTGTAAAAGTTTGCACTACCTGAAATGTCGTATAATGTAGGAACCTCATATTTAAGCCCATCTTTTTCTTTTCGCATCTTAGTTGGATGTGCTACCAAGAAACAATGAACGTGATGCAGTTCGCAAAAAACTGCTATCTTATCTAATACCCTACCTATGTATGTGGTTGAATCTTCTAAGTGTTCTAACTTGTTCCAAGCATCAATTACAAAGAATTTAATTCCCTTACGTCTTTTTAACTGCAAAACACTTCCTAAGATAGAATCTATTGTATAGTCCTTTTCGGGTTTAATAAACCAAAACAATTCATCCAAAAACTCTTTAACCATATTTAGTTCTATTCTGCTAAGTCTATGTGGTCCATCCCAACTTTTGCCAGTTAAGATTTGCGCTATCTTACTAAAATGTAATTTTGTAGGTTTGTTCTCTGGCGAATAGAATGCGCCTGCCCACGCCTCATTTAAAAGCAATCTAACTAAAAGAAAGTCAAGTAAAGTTGTTTTTCCGTGTGATGGTATTCCTGTTAAAATAGTAATGTAACCTTCATGAAATGACAATAACCTATCAATTTCACTTATACCTGTTTTTGCTCCTTTCGGTAATCCGTTTAAATAAAAATCATCTATCTCTTCCGAAAAGTCTGTAACGGTAAAACTTCCCTCTAATGGAAATTGAATAGGATTTAAAGCATAGTTTAAAGTTTTTTCAGCACCATGTTTTTGTAAACACTCATTAGCATCTTTGCAATCCCCAAAAACTATAAAATCACAATTCTCAATCCCAAATCTTTCTGCTAAATCATTTTTAAGTTTTCTTCCTGCTTGGTCATTATCTGTACAAATGTGAAATTTAGTAATATGCTCAATCTCTGATAAGCAATTTTCTAGGTAAATTAAATTATTATTTCCAAGTTGCGCACCATTAGGAACAGAAATTACATTAATTAGCCCTATTTGGTGAAGCGTAATGCAATCAAATTCACCTTCGCATACATACACCTCACTTTGATTTTTTAATGCGTCTAGGTTGTAAAAAATTAATTCAGCATCTTTTATCAATTTAAAGTTTTTTTCTGCATCCCTAAATTTAGTGTTGACTAATTCACCTTGTCTAAAGTAATTAAAACCAATTGTGTTTACCTCTGCACTTTTTTGCGGCATCCACTCACGCTGCGATGTAATTTTAAAATAATTTAAGGTCGATTGTGATATCCCTCTGTTTGAAAACCACGCTAATTCCTTTTCGTTTAAATTAGTTTTGTTACTGAATATCGGTTTAAAGTATTCTTTTTTAACTACTTCCTTTAAAACTCCACTCCAACTACAATGATGGCAGTGCCAAGTTTTCTTATCTAGGTTAACCGACAAACATTTGTCTTTCTTTTTTTTCCTAGTGTGGCTGCATTGTGGGCAAATGGTTACTACCTCGCCAGATACCCTACTTGTTTTCAGGTCTATTCCGTAATCTGAGTATGTCATTATCTTGGAAAGTTTACTTTAAATGCCGAAATAGGATTATCTTTTTTTATGTACGGCAATGTATTTACTATCTTTAATTTCCAATTAGTAATTTTATTATTATTGCCATCATGCCAATCATTAGCTACCCAAGAATCATATTTTTGTTTAATCGGCTTTTCTAATTTTAAATTAGTTTCGTCAATACTTAAAACGTATTCAAAAAAATCAATAAAGGATGGTATAGTATTACTTTCTTTTTCTTTTATTTCCTTTTCTTTTCTTTTCTTTGTTGGATTTTGTTGAACACTTGTTAACACTTGTTCAGCATTTGTTGAACTTGTGTTGCGTTGTTCAGCACTCTTTTTACCTGCAAATGAACGCTTTAATGAAATATCGTTTCTTTTGTCAATATTTCTATTTACTCGCTCACTATAAAAGTATTCTCCATCTGAAATAAGTAGTTCAACATCATTAATGCAGAAATTTAAAAACTCTTGCACTTGCTCAACACTTGTTGACATTTGTCCAGCAATTGCTAAAATGATATATTTCTTGTGTTGGATTTTGTGTTGCTCATCTGAATGCAACATCTCAATAATTCGCCACCATAAGCCGTAACCTATGCCTCCAAATTTATGAAGTAGCGCTTGAATTTTTGGGTCAGCAGTCGGCTCGTAGTCGTGCTGAAAGTAAAATGTATCTTTCATTATCAGGATTTTATTTGTGCAGGATAAAAAATGAAAAGGAAAGGTTCCTGCAACCTTTTACGCCCATGCCTGAGCAACCTTTTACAAAGATAATAGTTTATAAATAAATGTCAAGCATTTTATTGTACTTAGTTCTTAAAATAATTCTTTCATCTGGATTTCTAGGCAATTTTACCGCCCTATTCAACTCAATTAATTCTTTTACTGCTTTCTTAGCTATTTTAGTGCGTTCTGCGAGTTCATCTTTGTTTAGCTTAACACTTGGATAGATTACGTTTAAATCATCCATAAAAGCCATCTGTGATTCTCCAAAGGTTTTTACTACGCCTTCACGATAATAAACTAGGTTGCCTGACTTTGGGTTATTGCATTGAGCGCATTGTCTAAAGTTGTTATGCAAGTTGAATCTGAGGTTATCCCATCCGCCAACACTTCGGTAGTGACCTGCTTGGAAGTGACCATAGTCAATATCGCAGCTAATGCAGTTACACTTCTCATCAATAAGCCTCACAATCTTGTTTACTTCAATCTGCAACTCCTTTTTAAACTCGCCTAAAGTCTTCAAAGATTCTTTTAGCTTTAGGTTAAGTTGCTTTTTTTCAGTTGCTTTCTGTTTAGTCTTGGCTGCACTTAGTTTGAGCGCACATTTTAATTGGCACGCAGACTGAATTGAGTTGCTTGGCTCAAATTGTTTGCCGCAGGATTTACACTTTTTCATAGTTTCTTTAATTCCTCATCCAATCCTTCAAGCACCTTATACATCGAATCTTGCAAATGCTCCCAATCTTTGCTCTTGAATCTGGCATCGCTAAGTAAGGTTTCATCAATCTGCTTAATAAAGTAGTTAATTTTGGGTTTAGCTTCTTTAATTACTCCTATGATGTGCTTGTTGTCTATTGCATCTCTGCAACTCCATACTGTCTGCATTGCTTCGCTTGCTGCCTTGCTGCACATATAAGCCATTAAAAGGTTTTGGATAATAGTTCTTTCTGATATTGTTGCTTTGTTCATTGTTTTTTTTGTTAGTAGCGCATAGCCATTAGTTATACGCAATTTGTTTTAATTTTTTTTGCCCACGCTCAGTTAAAAAGTTAAAAGAGTTTGTGCGGTATTATCTTTATAATTCTTTAATGCTCCATTGTAGTATTCCGTATCAATTTCACATCCTACTAAATCAACTCCAAAATAATGACAAGCAACCGCAATATTTCCGCTTCCTAAATGAGTATCTAAAATCTTCATTCCTTTTTCTGCATAATTTTCTAAAATCCAATTATACAATCTTACGGGCTTTTGGCAAGGATGTATTCGTGTTTCACCACTATTAATAGTTCCAAATCCATTCCACCATATATCAATCATTCTTGTTCTTCCTGTACTTACATAAGCAAGTTCACACTCATTAAATTTATCATCTTTGCTTTTGCCCATCTTATACCAGCAAATGAAGTTTTTAATAACTCCAATTTCATTTACCATATAATTTGCACCCCATATAATTTGATTTTTAGACACTCTTTTTAGTTCGTCAAAGTATTCTTGTGGTGGAGTTGTTTTATCCCAATCCTTTTGCTTGTATTCTTTTTGAGTAAATGTAAAGCCCTTTGTTTTTTCTGTGGCAAATCCAATAGTTCCATCCTTGCCAATTCCGTAAGGTGGGTCGCAAATAGCCAAGTCAAACTCATTATCTTTACAAGTTTTCATATATTCTATACAATCAATATTTAATAATTCAATCATTCTTAATTAGTTTAAAAGTTTTCCCACCGCACAAAAAATTAAAACAAACAGCGTATAACACGGGTTTGGCAAAAGTGGGCAGAAACATTCTGCAAACTTTGAGCATCCTACAAGCCCACCTTCGCCAAGCCCGATACCGTTATAATAGCGTTTCAATTTTTTTAATCCGTTCTACAAAAAGCGCATCCTTGTAATCCAAATAATTCTGAATCTTTTTGCGAGCGTTCATTATAGTAGTATGGTCACGCCCGCCTAATCTTAAACCGATTGATTGCAGACTTGAATAAGTATGCTTGCAGGCTAAGTAAGCTATGCAATGCCTCCACCACATTATCTCTCTTTTTTGTGTCTTAGATGTTAGTTCCTTTTCTGAGTAGCCGCTTACTTTGGTTACTGCCCAAACGATGCCGTCAAGTGTAATCTTATGTTTGTTAACTCCGTGAACTCGAACGTAAAAGTTTGGTTTGCTTATTAGTAGTGTCATTTAATTCTTTTGCCTTCAATGTAAGTTCTATTATGTAATTCAATTAATTTCTTTGCCATTGCTGCTTCAATGTCTTCTAGGTCAAAGCCAGTTAAATGAGCCATTTTAAACATTAGTAAGAAGCAGTCTGCTAGTTCATCCGCTTGCTCGTTTCTACCATCTAAAACTACTGCCTTCCTAAACTCCCAAACTTCTTCGTGTCGTAACTTAGATAATACATCTAGCCATCTTTCATCGCCAAAGGTTTCTTTGCTCCATTGGATGTATTCGTTAATTAGTTTTTGGTTCATACAATGCCGTCATTAAAGTGTCCTAGATATAAAGAGCCAGCGTTTCTATCATTAAAGTAGGCATACATTAAATCAAAACCAAAGGCTGCAAAATCTTTACAAATCAATTCTATGTTTTCGTAGCTTTTAGGTTTTATTTCCGTTTCCTCAGCACCATGTTGAATTGAAAAGAAGTATACAAACTTAATCGGTTTTAATTCTTTCTTTTCGAGTTGCTCTCCTATTATTATTACTTTTGTCATTGTGTTAGTTGTTAATGGCAGTAAGCAGTTTCCCGCCTACCGCCTTGTTAATTTAGATTTTCCACGCCTTTACCGATGTAAACCACCTGCCATTATACTCCCTAGATTCGATGTTAATCGAGCAGGTTATAGTTTGACCTATTTGATAGTCTTGCAGCCTGCTTATTGCTTTCTCGCTTACCTCAACTGCAATTAACTTTGGATAAGTTTCTTGGGTTTCTACGATAATCGTTTGCTTTTGCCAAGCCTTTCCTGACTTTGTTTCGTTTGATTCTAATGGTAGAATCTGTTTTAATACGCCTTGGATTTCCATAATTTATTTGATAAAAAGTGATTTAATTAATTTGTCTAATTTTTGTGATTTGTTTAGTTTTATTTTAGGCTTCTTTACTTTATTGCCTAAAGGTTTAAATGGTTTAACTTTCATTGAAGATGGTTTTTAAATAGTTTCTAGCATCATTTACTCGCTCGCCTATCTTTGCATTAGTAGCCTCAGAATAATCAAACTGAAAGCGTTTAATTCGGTTTTCTTTAGGTATGTGAACAAAGTTATCAATCGCCCTTTGAACGTAACTGTCTTTTAGGTCTATTGGTATCTCTTGTAAAAATAGGTTAAAATTATCCCTATCAAAAAAAGAATTTATTACCATTTGAATCATAATTGTGTCAGGCAAATCACCATTATATTTATCTGCTGCACGTTCCAATTCTTTTTTCATCATGTGTTCGGGCTTGTCAGTTAAGCAATAAATTACACTGGCTTTAGGTTTTTCGTATAGTTGCATATAGCCTCTAAGCTGCCATTCGTAATTCTTGCCGCCACCAGAAAATGAGTCTAAAAACGTAAATCTATCCCAACTGCATTTTACATCCACAATTTCGTTTGAATCTTCAATATCGCATTCGCCAGTAATAAGGTCATTAGCCATCCTTACTTCGTTCTTTGTAAAGTTAGACTGCAATACATCA